TGACTTTGATTTTTTCCATGGAAATTACCTCCTAAAAATTATTTTTTGTATATAAAAAGCTCCCTATGAGGGAGCTGAATTTTCAAATTTATATGATTCGCAGTTGTTTTTGGTGTTGGTGAGTTGATTTTTCTCTTTTTCCTCAATTGTATAGTGATTTGAATACCACAAATAACAATTTGAGTAATGGATCTGTAAAATCTTATTTTTCTCCACACAAAAATAATGAAGCAGATTTGTGTAAGGGATACAATAATTCCGACGGAGTATTTTATTTCAATTATCAAGGCGCATTGGTTCCGATAAAAAAATATGTCTTTTCTGATGGACAAGGGAATGGTATTTTTTCATCAGATCAACTTGTAAAAAATAGTGATTTACCAAAAAATTTTAAATTTTTAAATTTAAAGTATAACACAGCATCTTCTTACGATACGGAAGTTTTGAAATACATTGAATCTTTGAAGGAGTCAGTTTTTATTATTTATTGTCAACATGGATCGGCATCAATGTATATGGGGTTTATTGTAGGAGATGGTAAATATGGAACGGTATTACGTTTTGAATATGACTCGTTATACGTCAATGGATGTTCTGGTAATGCATGGGCTGGATGGACTAAATTGGGATAACTTTGTCATGATACACTATTGACATCTGTTCCAGAGATTGCCAACCATTTCGTAGATATTCCACTGCGAACATATACTTTATTTCCGACATTGTTATTATTGTCAGGAAGATAAATTAAGGTGTTCCTCCATCTATCGCCGGTTGCGGTTGCAACAAGCGCTATCAGGGTCCCATAATCATAACAACCGGCTGGTGCACCTTTGCTGGTGCTGGCTTTTGTTACATTCCAGATTTTAAACGGCATATTTTCTACAGTTTCTAATGCTGTCCAGTCTGTAGGACCTGTACCAGATGCAGATATCAGCAAATCATTCTTTGTAACATACTGATCCCATCCATTCCATTTTCCTCCATCGTAGCTATTAACTGCGAGAGGGGCTTTTGTGGAAATTCCGTAGAGTAAAACCGTAACAATTTTGCCTTTTGATCGAACGATTATTGTCGCACTTGAATATCTGTAATAGGAATTTGGAGTATCAGCGCCCGTGTAACCATCACCCGGAAATCGAACAGTGTGCATTCCTTCTGGAAGCGTCAAAGCATAATCTAAAACACTTGAAGATAATGAAGTATCCAACCGAGAATTTGTGTTACTCAAATTGTTATTTGTGGCATTCAAATCACTATACAATTAAGCCGCTCCGTATCCCATCCAAACTCCATCCGGAAGATCTCAACGCATACAAAATAAGCGGCCGCCTCCGCCCGCCTTTTTCATTTATTTCTTACATTTTACGCATACTTGCGATGGCTCGCCTTGACCTGCTCCTCCTTCACGGTGCAATAAATCAGAGTGGTGTCCAGTTTCTCGTGTCCCAGGAACTCCTTCACTTGTTCGATCGGCATACCTCTGGCCAACAGATCCGTGGCGATCGTCCGCCGGAACCGGTGCGGGTGTGTCTTTTCGACTCCGGCCCGCTTGCCGAGTTGCCGAAGCATATACTGGATTCCGGCCACGGACATGCGACCGTGCGGCTTATCTCCTGTCACGAAAAGCGGATCACTGTCTTTTGCGTCCCGCTCCTTCAAATATCGTTTAAGGTAGAATTTAGCGCTGTCTGTGAGGTACGTCTTTCGTTCTTTGCTCCCCTTTCCGTATACAATCAACTCCTGCTTCCCCATTTCAATGTCCCCTATATTCAGCGCGGCCATCTCCGAAACACGGACTCCTGTGGAATACAGGAATTCGATTATTGCCCGATCGCGAACTCCGGGGCACGCATCCCGGAGCCGCTCCATCTCTTCGGCTGAAAATGGCTTTTTGATTTCCTTTTCAATCTTCAGTGTTCCGACTTTCCGGACCGGATTGCTCCGGACCAGATCTTCCGTGATCAAGAAGTCCTAGAAGCTCGAAAGATAATGCAGGCGCGTCTGCATCGTCACCGCTTTAATCCCCCGCTTCTCTCGCATATAACCGTAATACATCCGGAGATCCATGCCGGTCACCGCATCGATACTCTTCCCCAGGAACTTCAGCACGTTCCGGACCTCCTTGATGTAATGCTGCAGTGTTTTCCGTTTCCGGTTCGTTGCCAGTTTGCTGGCCACGAACATCCGGATCTTTGCCTCATCTCCATCCATGCCGGTATCCATCAGCTCTGTGTTCTCTTCCTGGATCACTTTTCCGTGAAAATTCAGATACAGGACATTCCCGAGGTGTTCCAGTTGTTCCGGATCCAGATGCGGCGTCATTTCTGTGAGCACATTCTTGATGATTTTTTCTATCACAATAAGCCCCTCCTTTACACGGATATTGTAAAGGATAGGGGCTTTCTCTGCCAACTGCTCACTCAATTGTATAGTGATTTGAATACCACAAATAACAATTTGAGTGTGGAAGTTAATGATCTGACTGATTCACTCAATCCAGATTATTGTGATCCTGCCGCAGATTACTACCTAAGGATATATCGTGTGGGTAATGTAAAAGTTCTAAACATCGTTATTAAGGCAAAAGCTCTTACAGGACATGATATTATAGCAAGCAATATACCAGAGAAATTGCGGCCTGTTACATCTGCATATATAGTCATACAAGGCAGGGATGTTGGTGAATGGGCCAGAGCAACCTATACGCCCGTAGTTCTTACTATTACAGCAAATAGTATTACTATGTCAACAGGCACTAATGCCTCAAAGTTGACATATATATGTGGCATGGCTGCTTATATTTGATAGCTACGAGAACGAAAGCAAAGCTATTACTTAGACAACATTGGCATTACAATGTAGTATCCTTCCAAGTTTGTGGATGTGGAATCGTTTTGCGTATTGGTATCCCATGCGAATAGCTGAAATTGATCTTCTCCAGCACTAATTTCAAGTGAAGGATATATACACCTAATAGTAGTAAGGGTATTATATCTGGGAAATACACATACGACAGAGCGAGATTTTACGACAGGGCCGATTTTAATGATGTCTTTGTTTTTTTTATTGGTGAATTTCCCTATAATCGGTAAATCACTATACAATTGAGTGTACTTATCCATCAAAGCCTTCCCCTGCGCCGCCGAAAGCGGCAGGCCGGCGTTGTCGGTCACACAGTTATTGACGATCTGCCCCGCATGCAGCACGAACTGCATCCCGGCTTTAAAGTTCCGGAAAAACTGGAAGAAATTCATCTTCGACTTCATAGTTTCAAGAAAACTCGGGAAGCTGCTGATTCCTTCCACTGTTCCAGAATCATCGAACTCTGGACTTTCAACGGACTCCTTAAATGCATTGAAGTCTACCTTCTTTGTCAGGGCTCCCGGTGACACATAAGCGGTTACCTTTGCGACAGACCCAATCAGCACGTTAAACGTGATCTCCGCAAATTTGCTGATTGCATCCGTTTCTGCATAGATATACTGCGGATCCTCTGTAAGATCCAGATACGCATACAAGATCTCTCCGACATCCGGATCCGTTGCAAAGACTCCAGCCTCCGTAACTGCGAAGCCGGCACTGACGCCAATAGAGCTTACCTGTGCCGCGATATATGCAACGTCAGACTGGTCCGGGCTCACGCCATAGGATTCAATCTGCGCGTCCATCTTATACTCATTCAGATCCACCATTGTCTGCGGGTCAACTCCACTGGGAACCCGTCCGGTTCCCACGGCTACTCTCGATATCTGCAGTTCTGTGCTGGCAGCTACCAGTTTTGTGATCAGCGCCAATCCTTTATTCGTCAATACTGTTCCTGACATTCCTATACCTCCCGTGGTATTGCCGGATAAGATACCCTTGTGCAGACAAGAGTTCCTATTCCTGCTTTTAATTCAATCGTCTTCACACTCTTCTTGTTTAACGGCATCGGGGCTACATTAATAAAAGCCGCAATGCATGTAGGAGTTCCCACATACACAGCAGCTCGCTTACTACTGTACGTCTTATAGAAAATTCTGATTCCGACACCTGTGGTCTTTATCCGTTTCATTAGTCCGGCAATCGTATCTGCAACATTTTTGTGTTCCTGATCCAACTTATCCTCATCGATATACAGATAAATTTTTGCAGGATAGACTTCCTGAAAAGATATATCCTCCGCACTTACACCAAAAAGGGATGCCGCTGAGAGGATGATCGTATCGAGATCTCCGGCAGCAAGCATGACGATGATCTTTACCTTGATCATGATCCGGTAAATCTCATCTCCTGCTTCTCCTCTGGCTACTCCGAAACCATTCCCGTATCTTGTGAGTGTTTCACCTTCCATAACATCGATGTCATCCCATAGCCGGACTTTCTCTGTTTGATCATGGATGATATCAAAACCCCATCCTGATAAAGCGAACAGCTTTCCGATGTTCGTTTTCGGTGTCCTCTTTTCTTTCAGTTCCAAGATGTCCGTTCGGTTATACGCGCTGGTCAGCATTTCCAGCATCTTTATCGCAAAGCTCATTCGATGATCACCGCACTTTCTTCTGTAATGGCTTTTTCCCGATACCCAATCGACACATTGGATTTTCCGTAAGTGGTTCCGTCTGTACTGATATCAATATCAAAATCCTCCACTCCTGAGACTGCAGCTACAATTCCAGGCAGCTTAATGTAGATGACATCAATACCAATCTCCAAACCTCCGGCCGTCGAGCTGCCGATGTATTTCACTAATGCTTCCCGTATTGTGTCATCTCCAGCATAAGAACTGTTCTTTTTTAATTTTGAGATCTTAATCCAGATTTTCTTCGGCGTCGGACGGGAAAATCTGATCGCCAACTGCTGTTTTGATGCTGTTACGACATTAACTGATACGCTGCCTATCGTCTGGACACCTCCGGATCGGCGCGAGTATATTGCTTTCGCAATCTCCTCATCCAAACCTCCATACACAACCGCTTCCAGGCTGTGCGGCGGAAGATTGTAGGTGTCGTCGTGTGCATCTGTATCATTTTCATAAACATATGCAGATGATACTCCCTCAACATCATTTAGCAGCACCGCCCTGATAGCATCTGCATTGACTCCGCCTGGATAATCCACCGACTTGTAGTATCTTGCCCGAAACTCCGCATCCGTCTCTTTCAAACGTCCGCCTGTGATTTCTGCACCATTCGTAATGGCTGTAACTCCGGCCACAGAGGATGGATTAACGATCACCTGGATGGTTCCTGCCGCCGTATTGTATTCCGGTCCTGTTTCGACCGCCTGAATCAAAGCAAGGCATGTCCCGGATTCTCCGATTGTAACAGCAGACATGACCGTATACTGCAATCCTCCGTTTGTTGCCACCAGGAATCCCGCTGGAACCACGGTTCCCACTGTGCCTGTTACAGAAATATATCCGGTTGCTTTTCCTTCCGGAAGAAGCTGCATACCGATTGCATTTCCCAGATGATAAAGGCTTGTCCCCACGGCTGTGTCCACAAAGCGGCTATTGTACACATCTTCCAAGCAGGCAAAGAGGATATTCCAAATCCATGCCAGGATACGCAAAAACACGCCAAGCGGAGATCTCACAGTTAAGTTGATTCCATCACCATACAGCTCCCTTGCCTTGTATTCCAAAGCATTCAAGAGCACCGTATAGGTCGGGCGGTAAAAGCCCTTATCTGTTAATCCCCAGTTATCATTCACCCACATTCACCTCCATACTGACCTTTTCTCCATCGTTTAAAGTCCCGGAAAATCTGATCTCCGCTGACCGGTGCTGCATGTTGATCGTCAACTCATCGATCATGGCCACACGGCTCTCTTGAAAGATTGCTTCCCGGATTACTTCGTCCATAGTATCCTCATCGGTCGGAAGCCCCAGAATCAATTCATAGTCAGTACCATGATCCGGAACCGGATCAAAGTCTCCCTTGAATGCCGTCAGCGTCATTCTTACGCTCTGGACCGCCGTCTCATCTTCACTCACAGTTTCCAGAAGTCCATTATCATCAAAACACAGATCTTTTGTCTCCGGATCAATCTTCCATGCATCGTTCATGCCATCACCCTTTCTGTACAACACCAACAAAGACCGCATCATCTCCAGAATGCACCCTGGAAGAGTTCGGCGTGCTCTCTGCTCCGGTCTTGATAGAGTTATCGCTGTCCAGATCCAGATAGACCACCACACCGATATCTCCCGGATTGATTTTTACGGTTACTGTTCCTTTCTTTCCCTCGACCTCCACTTCAAGTGGAATATTTGCAACCTTCACGCCCAGAATCGGAGGTGGGGAAACAACCGTGTCACCGATCTCCCTTTTTACCAAAGGTTTCACATTGACGGTCATCTTTCCGGCGTCGAAAGCTGTCACCTGCACAAGATCCGCACAACGGATCTTCAGAAGATTTTTTCTTTCATTCGCTTCTGCATTGTTAAGTTCTGCTGATTTGTATCCCATTCTCTCTCCTATCCTGCAACCTTAAATTCGATCTCAGTCGTCCAGGTCCCCGTTGGAGATCCTTTATGTACTCCGGATATGATCTGGTATTTTCCGTTCAGGTCTCTTGATTGGATCTGCACGATATCTCCAGGACCTAAACGGTAATTGAGAAGACAGGTCCTTTTCCAGGCCTTCTTCGCTGCCGCTTTCGTCTCTGCACTTGCTCCTTTATTCTGCGGTGCCTCTACCGTTGTCACATCAGAATCGTCTGACTGGAAGAGGAGTCCACTCACTGGTGTCAGGAGATATCCTTTGTTTACCCCATCGGCAGGATTATTGATAATGACCTGGTTTGCCCGTATCAGCAGCCTCGACTTACATTCCCTGGTAACGATTTCCTGCAAAACATCCTTCAGCTTTCCGGAGCATACCCGGCCGCGCGGGTATACCACATTCTCCGCAAGCTGAAAGATGCCGATCTCCAGGGCGAACATATTCAGAAGATCCCTAACGATAGCTTCCGCCGTCGTGCCTTCCGCGTAGGTCTTGTTGACTTTCTTATTCAGCCACTGATCAAGTGCCGCCGTTGCTGTGATCTTTGTCTGCCACTCCACGCCATTCTGTTTATGGCTGCAGCTTGCAACCTGTCCCACGAAAAGAACGCCCTCGTCATCTTCATACCCGGCATTAAGGATGACCACCTGGTTCTTTACAATGCCCTGACGAGAGGTCGGATTCAAGTTATATACGGTAAAAGAAGCGGTGATCAGCTGGTCAGAATCATAAAACGGTACTTCAAAATCGAAGTAAAAACCATCGTTCATGTTGTATTTCAGAGGTCCGATCTGCAAGGTAGCGGACCGAAGGAAAAAAGCCATCAGTCTGTCCTCCTTTCATGCAGATAGAGCTGCACTTCTTTTCCGAAATTTTCAAATGTTACCGTATCCACATCTCCTGATAAGCAGTACGGGATGATCACCGGGATCGGATATCTTGCGTCCTCAATCACCCGGAACATTGGTCTCCCGTACCGCACCGGATTCCCGTAGCACAGCACTTCTCCCATGGCCATAATTGCCAGATCAGCTGTGAAAAACTTTCCCTGCTCGTTATACCGGACCGTCAGAGTGTATGTACGGTCATCCAGCTTGATTGAAAATGTATACGGAACCTTTGACGTATCGATTGGGATATACTCCACCTCCGCCGTCAGTCCCATTGACTGCAATTCATCCATCTGTCACACCTCCTATACACCGTTGTAGCTTGTGGTTTTCCTTTGCGTTGGTCCACTGCTGCTCTTTCCGTTATAACTGTTCACATACGCCGCATAGGCGCTCTGGCTGATCTGTTTCGCCACAGTTGTCTTCAGCCCCGCAGAAGACACAGTCTTAGCAGAATCCTGCTTACTCATAAGCGGTTCCTGCCCAATCTCCACATATGCTCCGGAGACGATGTTGGCTTTCTGCAGCGTGGCCGTAAACGAAAATCCATCACGATTTCCCGAGTCATTTTTCATCTGAAGACTTATGATCACATAATTCTCTACCCGGAACTTTCCCACATACGTCACCAGATCCCGGTTCTTCCACATTGCTTCCAACCGGGACCGGAAGGCGCTGTGGTTCTTTACCACAACGCCCACGATCTGGAACTGTTCCGGATTCAAGTAAACATGGTCCTCGATGCTGCTCCCGCCTTCGATCGCATTGGATGTCATCTTACTGGATTTTGTCATCGTCTCCTGTGTTATCGTTCCGGTTGCCGGAAGAAACGATATTGCTCCGGATTTCTTTCCGGTCAAACTATATGCCATGTCAACCTCCTATGCATTTCCCTGCTGGATCGCCATCTGATCATAATGTTCTTCCTGCATCTCCTGATACAGCTCCTTGATCATCTGCTTCAGGTCATCCGTCAGCTTCGTACCTCCGCCCTCACTGTCTCCGTGGATCTCCACCTTGATCGTAGGGTTGAAGTTAATGTCTGTCTTAACACTGCTCTGCCGGCTGTTATTGATGATCTGCTCGCTCTTATCCGCCGGAATGATAGCGGATCCGGACGGCAGATATGCGATCTCACCGCCGCGCTCGTTGATGTGGGTCCAGCCACCTTTAAAGTCCGGATCTCCATCTGCGTTATGCGGTATCTTCACACCTGCAGATTTTGCCGCCGAAGAACCGCCGCCAAATACGCCAGCGACCTTGTCCAGAAGTCCTGCAAGCCCGCCAGCCGCCCATTCAACGATTTTCGATAAGAAGCTCACAACACGGGACAAAATGTCCGCAATGCCTCCGAGAACCGGTGAGATGGTCTGCAAGATCGGCGGGATCATCTTCAACCCAGCCGACAACGCCGGAAGAATGGAGTTTGCAATGCTCTCCACATATGGCATCAGCGGAACAACTACATCATCACCCAGCACCTTCAGAATGTTCACAAACGGCGGGACGATCGTCGTCGCCATGGTCCCGATGATCCGGGAGAGCGGCGGCAGTGCCGTCGTTGCAATATTAAGCAGAGTGCCTCCAACCGGTCCGGCAATGGATCCTAACTGTCCGATCACATCAATAAGCGGAGGAATCGCATCTTTTGCCAGGCTCATGATCGCCGGAGCACCGGAGGAAATTCCGATACTCATCGTATCGACGATTCCCATCAGCACCGGCTCAATCTGCGGCCAGGATGTCAGCAACGTGTTCGTGAGATCTGTGAACACCGGCGCAAACCGCTCCGCTGCGTCCGCGAGGAAGTTCTGCCAGATACCGTTCAGGCTCTTGATCCCGTTTGCGTATCCTTCCTGTTCCTTCGCCGCCATCTGCTGAATCTGCGTCGAGTTTTTCAGCAGCGCGTTCATCCGGACCTGAGCCATCGCATAATCATCCAGATTATCGATGTTCTTTCCAAGCCCCATCTCCATTGCGGACTGCTTCAGGACTGCATCATCAATCTGGATTCCATATTCTGACAACGCTTTCGTGTTACCATTAATGTAATCCTGCATGACACTGAGGGCTTCCGAGTCATCCATCTTAAACGCAGTCCCAAGATCATATGCCAGCGAAGTTGTAATCTTCGAGAGCTCTGTGGCTGCTTCTCCGGTGATCCCCAGTTCGTTGTACATTGCTTTATTGGATACTAAAAAGCTCTGTACTTCGGTATTGCTCCGGTGGATCGCAGACGAGAAGTTCTCTGACCATTCCTTCACCCCGGAATCCGGAGAAAAAGCAGCTTCAAATTTTGCCCCCGTCTGTTCTGCAGACTTACCGACTTCCAAGACCGCTGATCCGAACTGTTTTGCCAGTTCAACACCCTTCTTAAAGATCTCGATCGCCGCAGACACCGCAAAAAACGACTTTACAGCAGATCCCATAGCGTCTTTGATCGCCGTTCCTGCTCCGGAGCCATCGCTCCCCATTTTGTCCAGGTCTGTGCCGGTTTTATCCGCCTCATCCCCTATGTCATCGATGTGTTCTCTTGCCCGCTCAAGCGCGTCAGAGAGCTTTGACCGAATCGTCTGGATTGGATGGGTAAATGCCTCCTTGACATCCCGCGCGCCGTCCACAGCATCTCTGGTAAACTTGGCAACCTTCTTTCCTGCATATCCATAAGCACCCTGAAGCCCGGCCTTGATCGTTTTTGCAACGGAACTTGTCTCTTTGTTCGCTGTGGCGCTTGTAACGATAACAGCCTTTTTAAAGCTGTCAGCCTCGGCACCCATCTGAATGTAAGATCGTTCCACCCGGACACTGGCATCCTCAAATGCGTCTCCCGCATCTCGCGCAGCGTCGGACACTCCATCCATATCCTTTGCCGCAGTTCCAGAATTTTTCGCAATCTCACTGCCGAAAGCATCTGCTGCTTTCACTGCGTCCCGCAGCTCATCCTTCGCCTGCCCAACATTTTCTTCTGCCTTATCTCCGAACCGGTCAAACGCAACCCCGGCATCCCGGATTGCGGATCCCGCCCCGTCTCCGGAATCTTCCAGCTGGTCCAGTGTCGTAATGACTTTCCGGCTTTCGCGGTCTGCATCGTGGAGTCCGTCCGCCATCGTTCCGGCACTTCTTGCCACGCGGCTCCCCATCTGGACGCCGCTGTCTTCAGCGCCTTGGAACCCCGCCTTGATTCCCTGGATGCTGCCATAGATACTTTCCAGCTGATTGATAGAATCCTTCAGCCCAAAGTCTACGCCAATTGTTAGATTTCTCTGGTCGTTCAATTTGTCACCTCTCTTTCAATAAGTGACCGGCAGAACTTCCTACGAAGCACTCTGCCGGTCACTTATGGATTGTCTGAAATTGAGGTACGCCTCTCGTGCTTCGTAGAACTCCCCGAGATCCATCTGGGCCCACTCGGAATAAGAAATCTTTCCTGTTGAAAAAACAAGAGTCCAGAATTCCTGATGCCTTAATGCTCTGGACTGAGCCAGTTCTTCATCAGCTTCTGCCTCTAAGAAAGGATTCGATCTCTCCCAGAAGCTTCTCAGATGTCGAAATGTCCTCTGCCTCCTCGAAATAATCAAATCCTTTTGTAGCTACCTCTTTCGGTTCGATGACCACGTTTTTGAACAGCTCATCGATGTAATCCGCTGTCTTCTTCTTTCCTCCTGTCATCCCACAACGGTCGTTCAGGTCGAAATACCATCTCGGAGACACGCTCTGAAGAACGAATTCGTTACCGTTTACTACTACTTTTTTCTGCTTTGCCATATACTTTCTATATCCCCTTTCAGTTAATCCTTTCGGACGGTCCGGCCACTTCTTCATGACTTACCGTACCTGAAGATTCGGTACGAAAATTGAAATTGTTACATTTCCGGATGTCTTTCCTCTGGACACATCCGGCATCTTCACAACGCGGCATTTCTGCGCCGTGATGCTGATATCATCGCTGTCATTTGCATCAGATACAGTCACAGAGATCTGTTTCCGGCTTGACGCCAGGCTTCTGAGACGCGGCAGAGAGGAAGAAGTTCCCTGCAACGTGAGTGTAATCGTACCGCTCTCATTCGCATTCTCGGAATATACCACATCGCCCTTGCAGCCCACTTCTGTAGTCACTGCATCCTCGTTTTTTGTTGCCGTGATCATGGAGTCTGATGCGTATCCGGCGATAATAGCTCCGTCCACCGCCACGTTGACTTTTTTCGGATCATAACTTGTTACATCCATTGATAATCCTCCTTACTTAATTCAGCGTTACTTTTAAGGTTCCGGAGATCTTCACACCATGGACGGCACCAGCCAGCTGTGCTTCCCACGGGATATCCGGCATCTGGCGTAATACTGCCTGCTGGTCTGTGGCCGCGGACCTCTTCGGAACGGATACGTTATACACTCCGGCGCCAGATTCCGGATCCGTTGCAATGATCCCGTAATCGGCTGCCTGATCCAGCGTTTCAAAAACGCCGGCTGCCACGATCGTAAAACCAGCATCCGTGTACGGAATCGTTTCATTGCTTGTGAAGATGTTGTACAGCTTCTCACGCATGGTTTTTGCAATCCAGTCGCCGCCAAGGATCGTATCGATCCATTCTCCGTCAGCACAGCAGCCGTTTTTGATGTAGTTTTTCTTGTACTCATTGGTAACCCAGTTCACATGGTTCTCTTCCAGAATCGTGAGTTCGGATTCTTTTAAGTTCGGCACGGACACTCCCACCGGCATCTTAAATTTCCATGTTACAGACTGCGGGTACCAAGGACCAACAGAACCAATCCACGCAGCTTCCGCCTGCTCGTCCAGATTCCCTGTGTAAATCACGACGGTTCTTCGGTCAGTGAGCTTCAGTTCCTTGTTGTCGGTCTCTGCAAAGTAAAACTTTCGGTGATCCTCGACTCCGGCCGTCAGCTCTGCTTCACTCGGTTCACTGTCTGCGGCAAATGCCGCCAATGCTTTGATGTAGGCGTCCTCATGCTGATCAGTAAGAAACATGTACCAATCATTATCTTTATCCTGAAATGTTTTGATCGCATTTACGAGTGCTTCCGGAGATTCCGGTTCCGCAAATCCTACAACTTTGACTTTCTTGATCAGGGATGCCGGTGTCGGTTTCGCCTTACCCTGTCCCATCATCACCTTTGCTTTTTTATACACAGCACTTTCTGCCGTATAGTCCTTTGCGATATCTTCCGGATCCGTATAAGTCTTCACGTCTTTCGCTCCGGCTGTGGAGATCAGAAGAATATCGAGTGAAGCAACGGAAGTGTCAACCTCTTCCAGCTTCACAACCACTACTACGTCTTTAGAGCTCATTGCTGTCTCCTTTCTTTGTCACTACATGTTCAATGGTTCCTATCTTCCGGGTATCTGTGCGGACATACCGGATCCGGACGTCAAAGCCGTACCGCCTCGCCTCTTCATCGACCATCAGCGTGGATCGGTCCTGAACAGCTGACACATTATCAACGGTTATTCCCATGCCTGCGATCGTATCGTAACCGGCATGGAGGAACCACCCGGCCGCCTTGTCCGCAAAACGAAAAGCTTCATCCTCTCCCAGAACATACTCGTTACTGACCTCCCGATCGGTGCTGCAGCATGTAAAGGAAAAGGTGCAGCTGGCTTCCCCGGTCCGTTTCTCCAGATATCCATCATCCAGCTTCTCCAACTGATAATCTCCCTGCCCGCCTTCCGGCGTGTATGGAGCCGCACTGTAAAAGAGATACGGGTATTCCGCTTCCGGATTCTGCTGGTTATTCAGCATGATCGGATACTGAAGGTATTCGCTTAAGCACTGGATGATCCGGTTTCGGATTTCTAAAAAGTTCATCGTTTCGCCGCATCTCCCTTCCTCTCGATCAGATAACGCTTCATCGGGTGGATGGAATTATGCCCCAGCTCCTGGGTGATCGTGTATACGGTCCCATCCTGATCCATCACGCGGGCGCCAATCTGAAGTGCATGTCCGTTTGTGTAGATTTTCTCTGTACAGTGCATATAGGTTCCCGCCGCGTCGCGAATCAGGTCCTTATCATTCACCGGCAGGATCACCCCCCGGAATGAGATTCTGGTTTCTTTTCCCGGTATGTACTGTCCACCATTATCCTGTTGAAACGCCGCTCCTGATTTGATTTCAAACATCTCATGGAGCAGTCCATTCGGGATCATTGGTTTGGCATACGCAAAACTGCTCATGCGATACATCATCCTTTCTCTATCCGGTATGTGACGGAATTCCTTAGTCTTCCGGTCTCGATCAGCGGGTTATCCGGCCAGTTCGATGTGGCTTTTGTAATATTTCCCTTGTTTTTAAAATTGAACGGCTGGTTCATGTATTCCTGGATCAGCCCTACAATTTTCATCCCGATATGGTCCATGACACTCTCCGCGTCCCATCCATCAAATACAACATGGCTGATCATCGTGGAAACAATATCTTCGATTGCCTGCTCATTGCTGTCATATCCCGCGCGGATGAAGCTTCTCTCCGGAATATTCACAGATTCCATCAGGATAAACAGAAACTCAATGTCGTCCTTTTTTGTCGGGATCTTTTTATTCCTCGGTTTCCTGTCCTTCGGTGTCGTATCGGAAGGGGAACTCTTCACTTTCGGTTCTTTTCCTTTTCGGTTCGGGCTGATACATCCGAACAGATACCCGTTTTCGGAGCGAAGGAAAAAGAGCCCCGGGAAATCCAGCGGACTCTTTCCTACTGCTTTCTTCGCAATTGGAATCGCGAGATTTTTTACGTTCTTCGCATGGATCGTTGCGCCAAACTCATGGACATTGGCGATCGTCAGGATGTCTGCAGGCGCTCCTTCGCGGCCCTCGCCGCCAGCCCCGAACCCATTGCCTCCCTGGATTCCGATATGCAGTTTCATTTCTTTTAGCTTTTCAAATTCTGCCTTGATCCGTTCCAGTTCCTGCGTTATGGTATCGTTTACTATCATCAGGTCCACCTCATATACTGATTGATTACTGCCTGCACCTGCTCACTGAGCGCATGGTCAAAGGTCCAGCTGACATCAGAAATACTGAAGGCAGCCAGCCCGTTCGCCCCGTTGTTGGCAAGATTCCACTGCTGCTGTACCATCTGCCACACGATATACTGCAGATCATACGGAAGATCCGCCGGATGTTCTTCTGTGGCGTCTTTCGGAAGGATATATCCTGCCCGGTATTTCACCTTCAGGCATCTGTTGAGCTTCGTCAGATCATTCGCCAGTCCGCTTCGGTATCCCCGCAGCTCCCAGCCAGTATCGCTGAAAAGGACTCCTATATCCCCTGTGTCCGCAAAGGAGTATGAGTCCGGATCCAGTTCCTGATGATATCTTGTGTCCTCTACAGACATCACCTCCTGGATCGGGTACTGTTTCAGACACAGTTCCTGATATCCAGTCGGGAAATGCGTTTCTGTGTACTCCCTGAGCGCAAATTTACGATTCGTCATGGTCTCGATATAACTTGACGCTGCATTGATCAAACGTTCGATGTTATTCTTGGTGGAATCGTCTGTCTCGGTTATTCCCAGGAAGTCCAGCATGGTCTCCAGCGTTGTCATCGCATTATCTGCAAGCAGACTTTTTCTCTCCATTCGCATCACCTTTCTTTAAGGCAGAGACCGGAGCCCCCGCCTTATTGCTCCGGGGAGCAGTCATCTTATTTTCGCGCTTTTTCCGATCCATGCCTGCGCCCTCCTAAACCGGAGCCTGCGCCGGATCACCCAGGACAAGCGCATACGCTGCTCCGGATGCCGCCGGGCTTGTTCCGCCGGTAAAGCTGATTGTTGGTGTGATCTTGATATAACGCTTGCAGCCTAAAAGGTCCAGATTCATCTTGATCTCTTCTCCGGATGTCACGGGGATCTCCTTCAGGATGCCATCGCTGGTTGTAGTGTCTGGATCCAACTTGGAATCCGGGACCACTTCAAAAGTTCCGTCTTTTGTATCGCAGTGCTCTACCTTAACGGTCAGCTTTGCGGCCGTCGGGGATCCAGTGATGGATCCGATGGATGCAGCATAAACTGTGGAGAGGAATCCCTCGCGGTCTACAACTTTTCCGGATCCAATCACAACAGACACAGTATCAAATAATGCTCTTCTCATGCTTGTCCTCCTTAAAATACTTTAATGTTCTTGCAGTACAGGAAGCTCTCTGCGTGACGCACAGCAATGTCATCAAACATAATTGCACGGGTCGCAGAAAGGTTCTCCTCAAAGGCATTGTGCTGGATGCCCTGCTCATCAGTCCATGTACCGTCAAGGGTTGTGTAAGTTTCAAGTCCCATCTGATCGCCAATCAGAAGATCAGACCAGTTTCCAAAGAACAGATCTGTCTTTCCGTTCTTATCGATCGGGATCTGGTTGCTCACCTTATACGGCATACCAGCTAATTTTCCTTCCATCATCTCATCGCGGTAGATGTATGCTCCGGTCTGGGTCTTCATATTCTTGAACACGCCCTCCAGCTGGCTGTTCATCGCCCATCCGGCATGAAGGTCATCGATGTTCTTTCCTAATGCCTTGGAGGATACGTAAACCGGGAAGTCTGCGGTGATCTTTCCGTTCGTATCTGCAAGCTCAGCAGTGTCTAACTTTGTCGCATCAATGTTCTCAACCTCTTTGTTATTTGCAATGCCAGTCGGCTGGAACTCGCTGCCTGTGCCGTATAATCCACCATAGTCAAGACCTAACTGCATGCGGCGGAACAGGTCGTTTGCGAACATCGCATCAGAAGAGAAGTTGGACATTAACAGAAGCTCTCTGGACTGCGGCACGATAGCTTCCAATCTCTTTGCAGACATACGGATGTTGCCGTACTTCGGGGAAGCTGCCGTGATCTTACGACCTTCACCGCCCCATGTTGCACGGGTTCCCGCTGTCATACGCGGAAGATTTAAGTTGCCGTTTGTTAACGGGATCTGCTGTGCCCCTAACTCCACGATAACGGTCTTCGGGTAAAGGAGCTCGATGATCTGATCAGAGTAAACCTCCGGGATCAGGAAACCTCCGCCTACAGAGCTGGTCGCTGTCATCGCTTTGAACTCGCGCTCCATCTCCTTATCTCCATACATCTTTCTTGCCATGTATGCGGCACGCTCCGGATCTCCCTTACCGTGGATATCTAAGCACTTGATGGCACGTGCCACCTGGATATGTGCCGGAATCTTTTTCTGCTGCACGCCTCCCGGTTCTCCTTTCCTGCTCATATAAATGTTGCTGTATTTTCTTGCCGGTTCACGGCGTTTCTGGAGAGTTCTCGCGGACTTCTTCTGGCGAGTGGGAGTAGTCCCCTTCATCCCCTTTTCCTCGTCATCCTCCGGATCGTCGTCGCTCATGACCTCAGCCACAGCGTCCAGTAACTCATCGGCAAAGCCGTCACCCAGCTCGTCCTCTTTGCGTGACTTACGCTTTTCGTTTACGTCGTCAAGGGCATCCTGGATCACAGTCTCAAGGTCCACCTCATCGCCCTTCGTACCGTCAGCGGCATCAACGATTGCCTCGACGATCTCTGCAGCCGCGTCCTCTCCGATCTCATCCTCTTTTGCGGACTTGCGTTTCTCATTGATGGAATCGATGGCATCACTTACGATATCCGCGATATCATCATCGTCCTTATCCTCTTCCGGATCATCACCCTCTTTCTCTTCCGCCAGGGCAGCCTTTACTGCATCCTTGATCATTTCCTGGAGATCTCCTGCGCCCATCTTCATGGACTTCTTTCTTCTTGCTGCTTTCCGATTTAATCTGTATCTGCTCAATTTGTTTCCTCCTTAAAAAATAATTTCAATGTTGCCTGCTTTTCTGCTTCTGGGAGGTTTTCTCCGAGAAACCGGCATTTCCTTTTTCCCGGATGCCTCGCTGATCACAGAATCGATCATGCGGGCTGACTCCTTCATGGAGCGGCTGACCTCTTTCAGGGACTTAAGCCTTGAATCGCTGATCTTGCGTCCTTCCTTCAGCTCTTTCCGGATCTCTTCTGTTGCCGACTTGTAGTCAGTAATGACCGCCTCCGGGTTCATGGCCCAGGTCACAACAGACACTTCCCACAGGGTCACTTCCTTCAGATGCCGGATCCCAGTCTCGTCATATTCAAAGACTACTGGTTCATAGCCGATGGACAGCTCATTCAGAACACCGTCCTTCAGAAGAGTCTTAATATCTTTTCCCATTGATGTGTCGGAGATCTTTGCCTTCAGGAATAATCCCTTTTCGTCCTCCCGGAGCTCGATCGGCTTTCCGATCGGCAGCCAGCAGTCATTATGCAATGCCAGGATCTTAACTCTCCCCCATCCGCCTGCCAGCGCCTTTGCAAACGCGCCAGGCTCGATGATGTCCCCGCCGCTGTCAATGTTCTCGAATACGGCACCGTATCCGGAAAAAATACCCTCTTCTTCGTCGTATTCGTCCATCTTAAAAGACAGCCGCTTTGTCTCGTGTTTCATGCTGGTTCTTCCTCCTTTCTTCAGAATTTTTTGTATAAAAAAAGACCAGGTCTCCCTGATCTTCTTTACGCTTATTTGCTGTTTATTTAAGATATTTTTGTGAGTTCTTAAATATCGGCGAATCTTTAAATAATTCATAATACTTCGGTGATAAAATCACTTGCGGAGAATCTTCAAGTTTTGTTACCGAAACTCCTTCATATTCTCTCATCCGCTTTGAGCTGTTACTTTCTCGCTTCTGAATATTTGCTATATATGCATTAATACTATCCAATCTAGATATTATTAATGCTCCAAGATTCTCTCCTCCACTTTCCTTCATGATGGAATTTACCGCTCGGGCATTATATATTGGATTATCTTTATAATCTTTAGTATAGTCAATTTCACACAGCATCGTCTCCAAAACTTCTTTTAACTCATCTACCCCTAACATGTCATTGCGATAAAAAATCGTTCTTGAATCCTTTATGTCAAAAGGTAAATCTGTACCCTCTTCGCATATATGTATTACTGGCTTCGCAATTGCGTGACGCAAACAAAGTTCATACATAACATTAGGATTTGTTCCTGTTAAGTTTGCAACAACCAGATCAGCATCTAAAATACTAGTGATTACTTGCGTGTTTATCGAACCTAGTTCATTTATCTCATGGGCAGCCTTAATTTTCGTAAACCCAGCCTTCTCTAGACACGGTCTGATAACACTACGAATAACCCCATTTATGTGCCGATAAATTGCAGAATTGCAATTTCCTATCGGAGTAATAATAAAACACGTTTTATCTGCCTGAGGGATATTGTCATTCTTTTCTCGGTCTTTGGTTTCTTCGTTTTCCATTCAACTACCTCCACTGAAAATTGATACCTATATTGTACATCAATTATAGTTTATGAATAGGTCAAAAAGCAATGACAGTTTACAGTTTCTTCCGCCGCATTGCAGTCTGGATCACACGGCATCATGAGCCTGTGTCCTTTTGATGTCACAAACGGTTCTGAGAACGGGATCGTTTTCCCGTTCAGCTCCCGGTGGGTATCCCGCGCCTTATTGATATTCGTGACATGCCAGGTCTTTGTTTTGAACCGGCAGCGCTTCGCCATATCAAAGGATCCTGCCTGAAGACTGGTGTTGCACTCCTGAGCGGCGATCGTCCGGGCTCTGGCGGATGTGGTGTTCATCTCATTCATGATCTCGTCCGAAAGCTCCTGGTGGCTCTTTCCGGTCTCGAGACCTTCCGTTACGATCCTCGCGATCTGCTCCTTCGTGGTCTTCGTTACCTTGGTGACTCTCTGGCCGCCGCGCAGCCTTGCGGTTGCTGTCAGCTCCGGCCGGTTAATCCCCGGGATCCGGTATGTGTTGATCACATTCTCAGTTCCCTTATCGTAAGTCTCCGCCCATAACGGTGTCAGAATGGAATTCAGGATATTTTCTTCCTCTTCCCAATTCAGCAGCCCCGCTACGAATTTCATGGTCAATTCCTGCTGCTCCGTTTTCGGAAGTGCCCGGAACTCTTCCTGTGTGATCCCGATTACGTCCCAAACGTCACCGTCCGCTGCTTTTTTCGTTCCATTTAGGGACTTCCGGATGTGATCCGCCTGATCCTTGAAGTAGCGCTTCATGCTCTGTTCAAATTTCCGTTCCTGAGTTCTTCGGACCTGTTCAAGACTCTGCCCTGCTGCCTTGATCCGCCTCGCTTTGATCTCCGCGGCACGCTGAAGGATCTTGTCCTCCTCCTGACCCGTCAGATCTGTTGGATCGATTTCGATCTGATTCCGTCCTTCATCTAACGGCGGATCTCCTTCCGCAAACTGCAGATTCGCAGATGCAGAGCTTACCTCCACCGGATCCTCTGTCTCATCCAGGAACAGATCTGCAAAGTTCATCTTGTAAATGTCCCCGTTCTTCGCCGGCTCCATTCCAAGTTTCTCCCTTGCCTCGTTCTTTTTCAGCAGTCCGTTGTTCCAACCGTCCAGCGCCACCGCTTTCTCGAATTCCTGGTCATGCGGAATGATGTCATCAAATTCCCATTTCAGGTCCTCGCCGTACGCCGGAAGGAGCTGCCGGTTGATGGCATCCTGCCGGTTCTTCAGTTTCGGAGTCAGCACGTTCTTTGCATAAATGTACTGTGCCGCGTCTGCCGTGGCCCGGTTGCTGTTCTGCGTGATTCCCATGATCTCGCGAGGAACCCCAAAATGTTCTAAGACAGCATCACGGATAAAAGTCCGGCCATTGATCATATCCATGTCCTTCATGTTATCCGCCAGCTTTGTCACCGCGGCCGGGCTTCCAGGCGGACCTCCGATGGTAATCGGTCTGTGGCTCTTATTTGGTCCCCGCAGCCGCTCGTCCCACTTTGCAAGGAACCTCGTCTGCTGGTCATCGTTGGCACCCGGCATGGAGATAACGATTCCCGGCGTCGCGTCATTGTAGAAAAACTTCTTCTGGAACTTCGCCGCATACTCGTCCGTCTCCACTTCATCCGCGAGAGCTTCTGCCTGTCCCAGGCCGCGCCGGTACGGATCCAGAGGCTTCAGGTCTCTCATGACGAACATGTCATCTGCCGACACGTTCATCATGTAGCCATCCGTTGTCCGCACTTGGTAGAACGGATTACCCTGATATGGCGTCATCTGCACCCAGTGCGTCGGAACCGGCCACAGCTCCGCCGGAGTGCCATCGGAATACCGTTCAATGATAAAATATCCTTCGCCCTTAAGCATCAGGAAGATTGCCTGTAGTCTCCAGATTGCGGAGGAAGTCATCTCGTACAGCGGATTCGGCTGATCCATGAAATCCAGGAACGGATGGGATGTTACCTCCTGCCGTTCCCCGTCCTCGCCGATCCGGTAAAGCTTACCCGGAATGTACGACAGATCCGATGCGATCTTGTCAACGACCGACAGCCGGGGATTTTCTCCGAAGCTCTGCAGCCACTCTGACGAGTTCCGGTCCGGAGGTGTTGTCCATCTCGGATACATTCTTTCTGTGCCGCCCTGAAAACGGCTGCGTTTAAATAAATCTAATAATCCCATATCTATCACCAGTTTACTGTCCACTCGACCGGATCATAAAGAGCAAGAGCCAGAGCGTCCGCCATATCCGGGGATTTTAGTCCCCGCTTTTTCATGGCTTCCTTCCGCTCCAGTTCAATCTTTCCGTCCTTGTTGACAATGTATTTTCGGTTACTCAATTGCGTCATCAGCGTGTCATCTTCCGGGATCTGCAGTAATCCGTCCTTCAATTTCTGTCGGACGGCTCCCCACATTAAGCCCGTGCTGTTGACATACTCGATCGGATCGTCATCATCGACCTTGCCTCCGGCGCCGCCGAAATGACACTCCACGATGTGAAGATCCAGTTCCGGAACGTCCTGACAATCCCTCCATTGGTTCCCGTCTTTCGGATCCAGCCCTGCTTCCCCGCAGCGATCCTCCCACACAGCCTGCACGATCCTTTCCTTCTGCTCATCCAGGTTATCATATACGCCAACACCCAGACCGTCGCAGTCCACTTTCACGTGGATGGATGCTTCCGGATAGGCTGCCGCATACCGTTTGATCATCTGCACCGCATACCCGGAGATCTCCGTAGTTTTGTTATGATTGTGCATCTCGATCTCTCCGGACTTCTGCTTATCGAACACCACATACAGGACAGAGCTGTCATCGCCATACCGCGCTACGTCGATGCCAATGTCGATCCGAAGCTTCGCGGTCTTGATCTCCAGCTGTGTTGCCTTCTCACACCACTCCATGGCAATCAGGGAATCCGGCGTGCTCTTTGGGAACTCTCCTGCTACACGGACACGGAAGACGTCTGAGTCCTCTCCAAACATCTTGATGATCTTCTCAACGAACTGTTTGGATACGTGAGCACTGTCCCGGCCATCGATGTGGATTGCGCTGTACTCTCCGCGCGACTTGTGATGCGAATCATAGAAAAATCCCGACAGCCTTGTCGGGTTCCCCATCATGAGAAGCTTTGCGTCCTCTCCAGTCATTGCGCCGAGTACCGGCTCAAAGACTTTGTCCGAAACACCGGATGCCTCATCAATGATATACAGGACATGCTCTGAATGGAATCCCTGCAGAGCTTCCGGGTTTGTTGCCGTCCGCGGAACCGCAAACCATTCTTCCGGATGCCCCCGCATATAAAGCTTCTCATTCGTCCAGATCAGCTCATCCTTAAATGCCGGATTGTTTCTCATCCATTTGCTGATCTCCGCCCACAGGACGTCCATGAGCTGATGCTCCGTAGGCGCCGTGCACGGGATCTTCGGAAACGGGCGGGTGCAGATGAACCACAGCACTGACCAGGCTTCCACGGCACTCTTTCCGACTCCGTGCCCCGATCGGACTGAGGTCATGGGATAATCTCGAAGACTCCGCAGAATGTCACGTTGCTTTTCGTCCGGAATTGCTTTTATGATATCCTCCACAAAATAGATCGGCTCATTTGCATAGAACCGGATCGCATCACTGCTCAGTGCTGGCATTCTCCTCATCTCCCTTCATTTCCTTCTGTCTGCGCTCATACGCACCGATAATCGTCTCGGCAAGCTTCTGCTGGTTTCCGGTTCCCATCGCCATATGATCCGCCAGCCACTCCATGGCTTTCATCGCATCATACAGTTCGATGCTGGCACCGTCTTTCCCCATTTTGACCTTCTTGATCACGCGGCCGTCCACCTGACCGGATTCACGGAGATCCACATAGTTGACTTCACGCATGACCGGTGCTCCCGTCTTCTTATCCGTGATCGGACCGAAGGCTCCCATCGCCTGAATCTCTTTCCTGCCGAACGTCACGAAATCCGTGATGCTGGCAGTCGCGATATCCAGATACCACTGGAAGACATCATGCTCATCGAACAGCTGGCTTTCAAAGCGCTCTTTTTTCAGACGCTGGATCTCCGCCTTCACCCTATCGTTTCTCAGCAGCCGGAAGCTGTTGGTCATAGCTGATTCATAGCTGCACCCATACGCCTTCATGTATGACTGCGTAGCATTCAGCGTCTTCGCATAAAGAATGCAAAAAAGCTGCTGCTCCGCAGTCAGTTCCGTGTTCTCCATCACAGACTCGACCGTCTTCGCATCAGCTTTCGCAACGTTGCGTTTTTCTTTTTTGCAACGCTGCACTTTTTTCTGCAACGTTGCACTCTCAGATTTATCCCATCCATATCGGCTTTTCCAGCTTCGGACTGTTCCCGCCGAGACCTTCAGGATCTCTGCGATCTCAACCAGGCTCTTCCCGGAATCGAATAATTCCTTCGCCTTCACAACCTGTTCATTCGGACTTCTGGCCAACCACCTCACCTTCCAATCACATAAAACTAAAAAAGGCACCTCGTCTCGGGTGCCTCAAAATCTATTATAATCATATCACAGGTAACTACTGCAAAACAATGCAAACATGAACCACTTTTATATAGAAATCGCACACTTTTATGTGCTTTTCGATTGACAAGCACATATTTATGTGCTATAATTATATTATCAAAAGGAAAGGAGGTAACCGAATGGGAAAGAAAAAGAGGAAAAAGCAAGAACGCCTCATCAATCTGATGATCGAAGCTGTGGCGGCCACCGCAACATTGATCTTATCCATAGCAGAATTGATAAAGGCGCTCAAGTAAGAACAGGGGAGAGAGATCTCCCCTCCTCAAAATCATCTTACCACATTCGGTTGAAAATGTAAAATGAGAATCCGCTTTCATACGTTATTCCTGTTGTTTTCCGTGCTTTTCGCAGTCGGATCCGGCTGGTCCATCGTGTCCTGCCTCTTCACGATCTGCGCGTCGGTGTTCGTCCTTGCCGACGTAATTCCAAAAATCTGGAGGTATTATCATGCGTCTAAGAGAAATCCGTAAAGCCCGGAAGCTCTCTGTTCCGGCACTCGCAGAATTATCCGGCGTCCCTCGCCGCACGATCCAGGAACTGGAGGTTCGGAACGATGGCCGGGTCTCCACGATGATCAAACTGGCTGATGCTCTCGGTGTCTCCCTGGATGAACTCTGCCGGGATCCGGATGACCCTGATGATGGGGAACCCATTTAGGTTCCCCTCACACCCAAAACATTGAAATGTTTATGACGATAACCACCATAGAAAAATAAATTGTATGCGCTACATCCTGTCTATTTGCGGCTTTAAATGCTTCCCACCAAATATAGATAGCCACAATTATTTTTCCTACTCTTAACCAGATCATCCGCTCACCACCGATCTCCATTCTCATCAACCAGCACCACTTTACCAAGGATCTTCAGATGAAAAATGATTCCCATCGCTTTGAGCATCCGCCGAAACTGGACCACGTTCTCTGGCTCCCGCTTGGCAACCCTGATTGCATCTCCTGGCTTTTTATCTATGTATCCTTCACCATTTCTGTACAGTTTAGTCTTCTTCATTTTCCGTTCCCTCTCTTCCGTTCCCTCTCTTAAACATTCCCAGATTTTCTCCAAGATAGATGCAGCCTGTTACAATTCTTTCAAGTTCCTTCCCCTGCACATCGACCATGTTGAAGATGAGATTTCCGCTGCCGTCCTCATTTTCCCGCATCTCACAGAAAAATCCTTTTTCTACGGTTTTACTTGTCCCGTCCTCATAATTGATTATAAAGTTTTTGATATCCTTATCCTTGTCTGTGTTCATGGTATCCTCCAAATATCTTAATCGCACTCACTATTATTTCTCCTGAAAGACTTATTTCAACCTGTTGGATCAATTCCCGCAATAAATCCTACAACTGCCATTACAATATAAAAATGCCCCGTAGTTAATGTTACATTTGCAAAAAGCGGTTGCAGTTCGTTAATAAAGATTTTATCGACTCCGAACATTGTCAGAATAAATGCAAGAACTAACCCACAAATTAACCCGATCATTATGTTTCCTCCTACTCACGCCACAATCATATTCATGGCATTCTTCAATTTTCTTTTTCCCGATCAACTTCTTCACCGATATGTACATCAATGCGGTATTTCGCATCTGGATAATATGGATAAATTCTTCCATTGTTTTTCCCTGGTCTGGTGTCGCGAATTCGGAATGAATCCTCGCCCAAAGAATCCTCTTTTTCCGCAAGGAATACGATACCCCTCCCGGATAATGAAAAATTCTTGCAACGAAAATGGACAATATCACCCGCCATCATTTCGCGACCATCTTTATCAAACTTTCCAGTTCTGCGCATCTCTTTCTCCATATTTCTTCTCCTGTTCAACCACCTCAAATGCATTCATAGCAATAATCATCATCCATAATGCTTACAGCTACTCCTTTATCGTACCATAACGCTTTTTCTTCGCATTCCACTCGACAGCAACCGGCGCCCCGCAGGAAATGCAGTTCACATCGAGTATCAGATCCTCAATATTGGTGCGGTAATAGGATCTTTGCCCGCACTCGCAATTTGCATATAACGGCTTCAAGTCATGGAGATCTGTTTTATGACCGCACTCACATTTATGGTATGTAACAGGATAATTACTGCAGTACGCCCGTAGCTTTCCACAATGTTCGCAACGGATCAGGAGGAATCCTCTATACTGCTCTGGCTCATTTTCTGAGAGACTATTAACAAGTCCTGACATAGCGTTTTGAAAATTATGCTTCGATTCTTCCGCTACCCTGATCAGCGGCGAGAACGGATCCCGCTCCTCGGGTTCATCCTTCATGTTCACGTCTTCCCGGACAATCTTCGTTGGAGGCTTTTCGGCTTCTTCTTTTTCTGTTTGTGACTCCGACGCTCCTGTCTGCAGCAGGAGTCTTTCCGCCAGTCCACGATAAATGCCCATTGCCTTTTTGTCGGACACTTCCACGTTCAAAGATGCTCCCTGCATCGATAACCAAATTTTCATGATGCTTCCTCCGTTTCTTTCTTCCATTCCTCAGGGACCTGCAGCTTATGCAGGGCGCGGCCGTGAATGTAATAAACAGATCTCACAGAATATCCCAGTCCATCGGCGATCCGTTCCCATCCCCATCCAAGGAGATATTTTTTCGTGAGAACGTACCGTTCGATTCCTTCCGGGACTTCACCGATCGCTCTGTTGATTAACACGGCGGCCTGCACCAGCCGATACCGTTCCTGATTCATTTCTCTTATCAGTTCATCGAGTTTTGCTGCATAATCCGACAGATCAGACCCAGCATGTGCGTGCGGCATTCCATCTCCGATCCCGCAGGAGACACACATCTTAGCTACTCTTAACTCTGCAATCTGATCGGACAGAACTGCAACATTCCTTTTGATTCTCCGGTATGACCGGAGAAATGATTTCTTGAATTCGTTTTCTGCTCTACGCTGATCCATCGTCTATCCCCTACTTTCCTGCTTCATATGGCTCCGGACATTTGACACAGGTCATCAACTCCGCAACCGGATAACTTAAGTCTCTGATCTTACTGTTGTTCCCGACTTTAATGTCGGGAACAGCAGCTTTCATCCTCATCATTCCTTCTCAAATCTTAATTTTGGTTGTTTTCTAACCGTTTAGCGGCCTCGTTCATCAGACTCTCAAAATTGGATATCGGAAATCCCATGACCGTATTCCCAATTCCGTATCCATGCGCAGCGCGGCTCAAACCTCTTAATTCTTCTATGATTTTCTCTGTTTTATCATTTTCATAGCTGTGCCTATGCGTGCGTTCATGTGCCTCGCATTCGGTAATGGTATTAAATTCTCTATAGCAATACTCACATGTGTATGTAATCTTTTTATTCGGCATTTTTCTATTTTCCTCCGAATCTTAATTTGTTTCATCTTCTGTTTCGTGTCCTTCTGCGCATATTTTCCTATTCCGCCTAAGCATTCAATGATGTCTTTCGCGTTGTCGTACATGATTTCGATTCCGCGCTGCACCCACTTTGCTTCGTCAAATCTCTTTGCATATCCGCATAAATCTGTGTTCACATTTTTTAGCTGCCTCTACTGCTCTTTCATTCGCTCAATCTCATACGCGAGCCTCGCAACCCGTTCCAACATCGCACGAGCCTGTTCCTGCGTCTCATCCTGTAATTCGGACACCTGATCCGGTGACAAGCCTGTCTCTTCATAATCCTTCAACTTCCAGAGCGCCCCGTAGAGCTTTTCCCAGACTTTTTCTGTAAGCACTACGCCGGGCTTCAAGTCGGACCACGGGACATCCCGCAGGCACCAATGACCACTATCTTTCTTTTCCGTCAGTCTCACCGCTTATTCCTCCCAGCTGTTCTTTCAGACCTTTCAGTTCGCAAGCTCCTGTGCCGTAAATGCTTACGTTTGCCCAACTGCATCTATCGCAATCATAGTCCTCGCCACGTTTCATCATCTTCTGGCACTCCGCATAATCCCTTTCCATCTCCTCCGACACATGGATTCTGATCTCGACATGCGGTGCCGGAAATAATTTAATCTTTTTCATCCATCCACCTTCTTTCGACAGTGTGTATCCAGGCAAAGGCTCGTTCCTGCATATGCTGGATGCTGCGCCGACCAGCTATATCTGCCCCTGTCTTTGCTCATGGCTGCATATTCCGCATCCTGCTTTTTCTTCTCCATCGCTTTCGCGACTTTCTCATCCCATTTCTGTTTCTCCATCCAGTTTCCTCCTTCAGCAGATCTTCCGCCTCCATACGTTCTCAAAACACTCCGTATGGAAAAACCATTCACTGTTCCTTTTCGTTTTCACATATTCGATTCCGGAGAGATCTCCCTCCTGGGGAAGGATCTCTCCACAGCCCTGGCAGCGGACAGTCATCTGCCGTTTCATCGCTATTTTTTTCTGCTTGTCCGTCATTTTGCCTCCTCCCGGATCTTACGGATCCGCGCCTTTAATGATTCCATGACCCAGTTCTGAACATCGTCTTTCCGCTGCAGTGCCTGCATCACGTCCTCATCGCGGGTCCCGCTGGATACCAGATGATGGATGATCACCTTTTCCTGCTGGCCCTGGCGGTGTAGTCTCTTATTCGCTTGAGTGTACAACTCATAATTCCAGGTCAAGCCGAACCAGATCACATGGTTTCCGCCTTGCTGCAGATTCAGACCATATGCGCTGCTGGCCGGGTGCGTCAGAAGCACATCGATCTTTCCGGTATTCCAATCGTCTTCGTCCTGTGTGGTCTTCAGTTCCCGCACACGCAGCTGCATCTTTTCCAGGGCTTTTAAGATCCTGGTCCGGTCATGCTGGTAATTGTAAAAGACCAGGGCCGGTTTTCCTCTCAGCGATTCGATCAGCTCCACGAAGGCCTCGATCTTGCAGTTGTGTATTTCATGCACGGTGTGATCCTCGTCATACAGCGCGCCGTTGGCAAGCTGCAGAAGCTTGTTGCTGAGTGCCGCGGCACTGGTTACACTGATGTCTGCCTCATCTTCCGGAAGCTGAAGGACCATGGCGCGTTCCAGATCGTTGTATGCCTTTCTCGCTTTTACATCCAGCTCCACCGGCACCTCGTGGTAGATGATATCCGGAAGCTGCAGATAATCTTCGGCCTTCATGCTGATGCAGATATCCGAGATCCGGTCCAGGATGCTCTCCTCACTTCCAGGCTTTGCCTCGTAGCTGTAAACCATGCCGTCCGCTCCCCGCTTATCCGGCTGGAAGTACCTCTCCCGGAACTGCGTGTATCTCTTCCCGAGGCGTTCGCCGCCATCCAGAAGATACACCTGGCTCCACAGATCATCCAGTCCATTCGGTGACGGGGTTCCCGTCAGCTCCACCAGGCGCTCGATCTTCGTCCCCACGCTGGCAAGCGCCTTAAAGCGTTTCGCGCTGTGGCTTTTAAAACTGCTGGATTCATCCACGATCACCATGTCGAACGGCCAGGCGTTCCGGTAATAATCCACCAGCCATACCACATTTTCCCGGTTGATGATGTAAAGGTCTGCCGGTGTATTTAACGCCCGGATCCGTTTTGCCTGGCTTCCCAGTACCGGGGCCACCCGCAGCATACATGTGTGGTCCCATTTGGCGGCTTCCTTGCTCCAGGTTCCCTCCGCAACTTTCTTAGGTGCAATGACCAGAATCCTGCGGACCTGAAACCGATTGTACTTAAGCTCCTTTACCGCGGTCAGTGTCGTGACCGTCTTGCCAAGTCCCATATCCAGAAACAGACCGATCTTTTTCACTTCCAGGATCCGTTCTATGCAGTGTCGCTGATAATCGTGCGGTTTGAATACCATCCTCCATCACCTCCCTGACAGCCCACATTTCTTTTCGATCCTCGCTGCCACATCCGGATATCCCAAGGATTTGAAGAACCGAACCAGCCCGGACGCTCCGTACACCACCTGAACTTCCTGCCCGAGATCCAGCAGGCGTTTGATCTGCACATCCTGCAGGGCGCTTAAGGTTCCCTTATCCGTCTTCAGTTCCACGAACATCGGCTGCCTTCCTGGAAAGATCACGATCCGGTCCGGCACTCCCGCATTCCCCGGGCTTGTCCATTTGTATGCCCTTCCACCGAGGTGCTTCACCTCTTCGGTCAAAAGTTTCTCAACATCCTTTTCTCTCATGTCATACCTCCAGATACCAGAACCAATTTGCCGTTGCCCCATCTTCATCAAACTGATGATACGTCTTCACGCCTAATTCTTTTCTTGCTGCTTTCAGTTCGGCTTTCGAGTACCCGTGCGCCGCTGCATTTCGTCTCACACCTTCTGCCAGATGTAGACCTCCATCCATGAGTTCCAGTTCCAGCCAATGTTTCGCATTCATCTTCGAGCCCCTTTATATATTTTTATTTATAAAATATTTTGTTTACGTGTGTAACACGTGTATATAACCCTCGTATTATGTACGCCATGTACGTCACGTTATCTATATTTTATTTATTTTTATACTCTATATAGTAAGTTTGTAGTTTTGTAGTTATATAGTAGAAATCCTTAGGTTTTATGCGGTTTTAGCGGTTCTACAAAGCCTGCTACATTCTGCCTACATTAAAATTTCAGGCGGCTACAAAACTACAAAGAATCTACAAACTTTTTCGGCACTATGTAGTGGGTCTCACGAACCCCCGCTGCTGTCCATACGGTCCAAAATCTCTCGGGGTTTTGATCCTCTGCCATTTGCCATGCAGCAGGATGTTGTTGATCTCCATGCTATCAGAACGTTTCATATACCTCAGATCGCCGCCAAAGCATTCCACCCAGATCTCCACAGCACACACCCTGTCCCTGAGAACTAGCTCACCTTCCATATGCATGCCGCCCGCAAGGAACATCCGCCGCTTTACCACATCCATTTGGTTCCAGTTAGCCGGCACCGGCTTATTTAAAAAGTCCATGATCAGACCTTCTTTTCCGGACGCTTCCCTGTGGGTTTCCTGCTGCTCTACGGCAGCTTCCTCAAGTTCCTTCGGTAAAAAAAGTTTCTCACCTGCAGCCCAGTACGCATATGCCTCCGCCCAGATCTGGTCCACCTCTGCCGGCAGCTCCTGCCACACGGACTTCTTTGCCGGATGCATTCCCACGTCTACCGGCCAAAAGCGCCGATTTCCGGTCATATCTTTTAAGAACTCGCTGTCATTGGATGTTCCGAAGAACACGCAGCGCCGCGGGTACTTGTCCGTCCTGCGCCCGTATGCCGCCCTGTAAATGTCCTCGGTCTTGCTTAAAAACTGCTTGATCACCTGGGTCTCCTGCTTTGTAAATGCGCTCAGTTCCCCGACCTCGTTGATCCATGTTCCCTGGATCAGCTCCGCAGCTTCTTTTCCTTCGAATGTTGTAAGGGAGTCTGAGAACCATTTTTTTCCTAAGATCGCAAGAAACGTACTTTTTCCGATTCCCTGCGGTCCCGTAAAGATCGGCATATAATCATATTTGATCCCGCCAACGACGGCACGGCCGACAGCGGCGCAGAGTGATTTTCTCATAACAGCCTGGGTATACGGTGTATCTTCGGCGCCAAGATAGTCAGAAAGCAGCGTATCCAGTCTCCGGATCCCGTCCCACTGAAGGTCCTCCAGATAATGCTTTACGTCGTTGATCCGGTTCTGGGCGCTGACAATCATGAGGGCGTGATCCAGCTTCTCCCGCCCTGTAAGCCCGTAGAAGACCTCGACATACCGGTAATACCCGGCGTCATCCACATCCGTCCAGCGGCGTTTCTCATCTCTCTGATCCCACGGCACGCGCCCCAGGACCATTCCACAGCTTGCAAATTCATCGGTCACGATCCTTCCTTTTAGCAAAGGATCATTTTCAAGGACGAGCACGGCGTTATTGATCGTTTTCTCATATCTTCCGTTTCCGTCCTTTGTAAGTTTCGAAAGCCAGGAGAGGTCATAATCTGGTCCCGGCTCCTTCTGCTCCGGGGTCTTGAATGCTTCTTTCGCCTGTTCATACCGTTCCTTCGACAGAAGCTCTGACACCTTCGGATCATCCTGGGCCATGCGGCTCATCATCATAAAGGACGGGTACTTGCTGACCGGGGTTCCTTCCTTTACCTCTCCATCCTTATCCCCGAACATGTGGAGACGGACCAGGTCAAAGGCGTTTACGAGCAGGCCACTACAAGGATCCGTCGCGTGGTGGGAATATAAAAACAGATCTCCGTCGTAGATCACCGCTCCTCCGACTGTGGAACCGCCGGTATAGGTGTACCGACCCGGCACCGCTGTTTCCTCATACATTCCCGGAATAAACTTCTCCATAGCCTGTGTGATCGTGTATGACCGGCAGAAAGCCCCGATGATCCCGCGTTTCGTGGTTGGATCCTCCTGCTTAGCAAGACGCCGGCGCTCGATCGCCTCGGATCCCGGGACCTGGGGCCACTGGCTGATGTCGTGCCAGTCCCCGTACATCCCCAGAACGCCGTCCAGGCTGCAGAACGGCTTATCGTAGATCTCTGCCACGTACTGGCTGTTGGAGCTGCAGCTCGGCCAGTACATCAGTCTCGACGCTTCGAATGTTGTCGGGTCACAGAATTCGATTCCGATCAAGGAGGCGAGCTTCCTGGCCGCGGGCTCGTACTCATCCGCAGATCCCGTCCGGTCGATCGGGATGATCACGCGCAGTCTCGGCGCATATCCAGAATGCTTTCTTGTGCTGTAGACTGCGGCCGCGCATCCGAGGCCGTCCACCCGGCGCAGGATATCATCCGTCTGGCCTGCAGGGATGTTATCGAGATCCAGGGTGATCAGGTCACGGCCGACCACGCCGGCCGCCTTGCGGCGGTCCCCTTCAAACGTACCGCCGACGAATCCGCCGACATCCTTCAGCTCATCCTGCTGGGACTTCGGAAGCGCAAGGTACTGTTCTAACGTCTCGGCCCCGCGGACCGGTGTTTTCAGCTTTTCCGCAAATTCAGACCACATGATCTCAGATTTCGGCCAGTGCATAGCCTTTCTCGTCCCTGCAGTGCTGATCTGCAGCTTTCTGTTATACTGCATCTCGATTCCTCCTAGTCCTTCATGTAATAGCTGCTTTCAAATCCCGCGCCTTTTAAGATCAGTCCCGGCGCCCACGGGATCGGCTCTGCCATCAGGTCACAGATCTCATCCACGGTGGTCTCCATCGGAGCATCGATGATCACCTCATCGTGCACGTGGAATACGACCTGCAGGTGCTTCGCCGCGATCCTTTCTAACGTAACTGCCAGGCAGTCTCTCGCGACCGCCTGGACGATGTTCTCTGTCATCTTTCCGCCGTAAGTGGATGCCACTTCCCATTTTCTGCTCTGCTGTCCGACAGTATAATAGTGCAGCGCAAGTTTTCCAAACTGGTTTTCCTTCAGAAATGGCTTTGGATAGTAGAGCTTTCTTCCGCTCGGAAGTTTTACTGTCAGAAATGACTGCCCGTATACCAGATCCCCCTCCAGCGCGAAGATCAATCCGTAAATGGCCTGCGGCTGCGCTGTCTGCATCACCGAAAGTGCTGCGTTCTCCACGGCGTACCACAGGTCCCGGATCCGGGGATTTGCCTGCCGCCATCTGTGCACGATATCCGGAAGTTCTTCCTCGGTCAGCCCCATCTGCAGGGCACCCATCGCAATAAGTGCCGATGTTCCTCCCTGGTATCCAAGGGCAAGCGTCGCGACTTTTCCTTTCTGGCGCAGCGTGTACTCCGGATTTCCTTTTGCGATCCGGTCCACCGGGACCCCGAACATCTGGGATGCGGTCGCCTCATAGATCTTCCCGTGAGTGGCAAATACTTCATTTACCCACTGCTCCCCAGCCAGCCACGCAATCACACGGGCCTCGATCGCGGAGAAATCCGCCACCACGAACTTATTCCCTTCCGAGGGGATAAATGCGGTACGGATCAGCTGGGATAAGGTATCCGGGACGTTTCCGTAAAGGAGCCGGAGCCCTTCATAGTTCTTTGCCTTTACAACTTTTCTTGCATAATCCAGTGTCTTGATATAGTTTCTCGGCAGGTTCTGCATCTGCACCAGTCTCCCGGCCCAGCGTCCGGTACGGTTTGCCCCATAATACTGGGTAAGTCCCCGTACACGATCGCCTTCACCTTTTGCGGTATCCATCGCGACATATTTCTTGATCGATGTCTTTCCAAGCTGCTGCCGGATCCTTAACATCTGCAGAACCTCTTCCGGGAGATCTCCCGGTTTTTCCAGAACCCCCGTCACAGTCGCTTTCTGGATATCCTGGAATACGTCCGGATCTGTTTCCTGCTTCCGGCTGTGTTCGTTCAGCCACGGAACGAGCTGCGTGGCGCTGTTCGGATTTAAGAGTCCCGTCAAGCGGATCGCCTCATCAGTCAGCTCCTGCGTGCTGATCCCATCGATGTACAAGGCTCCTTCGATCAGCTCCGTATCGACCCGGACTCCGTATGCATTCATCAGGATGTCCATCTGCCACTGCTTCTGTTCTTTTTCCGGCATCGGGAACTGTTTTAAACGGGTAAGGATCGCATGTTCCGTTACAACGTCCTGGCGGCAGTATTCCTTGAACAGTTTCCACTTTTCCGGATCATGCCAGGGCTGGTTCCAGGTACGGTTCCCGTTGCTTCTTGTAGGCTTGCACGGAACACAGAAATACCGGATCAGTGCCTTACCGATTGCCAGTTTCTGTTTATCCTGGGGAAGCCCGATCGCCTTGCCGGTTGCATCCAGGCCTGCAGTATAACCACAGTAAAGTCCGTGAACCATCGTGCATCTCCACTGATCGATCGGAGTTTCAAAGCCGGCACGGTTGAGACAGTACCACTCGAACGCTGCGTTATACGCATGCTTGATCACCTTCGGATTTTTTAGTGCCGACACCAGCTCCTTCGGAAGTGTCTCCCCGTCTGTAAAGTCTATGATCTCAACCGGATCCTCACCGAACTGATAAGCAAACAGAAGGATCTGGAAATCCGGAGACTGCGCATATTTGTAGGCGCCTGCTTTGGCGATGTCCACGCTGCTCCGTGTCTCGATATCGATACTCAGATGTTTTACTCCCATCACGATTCCTCCTGTCTAAAGAGGGGCTTTAGAAAGCCCCTGGATTCTTAATACGGCATTCCGGTTAACGGATTCACACCGGTTCCCGGCTGTCCCCACGGTGCCTGCTCTGCTGCCTGCTGGGTGTATCCCGGAGCTGCCGCATAAGCTGGCTGCTGCGGAACTGCGTAGGCCGGCTGCTGAGCTGCCATTGTCGGCTGCTGTGGAGCTCCGAAGGCCTGTGCTGCTGTCATGGAGCTGCCGCCCAGTGCCTCTCCGTCTCTTAACTTCTGCACCGGTCCCAGTCCGCAGCCGATTCCCTTCTTTCCCCCGAACATGTATGGATAGAAGGTGATATTCACGCGGCCGTACATGCCGCTGTATACCTCCGACTGGTTGATGATCGGGTTTCCCATACGGTCCACGACCTCCGGCGGATAATCGGCTTTCGCGCTGGCCGTAAATACCCAGTGTCCTTTACACTCTTCCCCGAACGGCATTCCGTCAGAAGGTCTTACACCATCACCGTCATAGACCGGTGTCGGTACGATCGGCGGGCACACGCCATTCCATTTATCAGAGATACCTCTCTGTTTTGCCGCCTCGATCGCCGCATTGATACGGGACATAGTGTCCACATCAGTCTTCGGTACAAGGACTGTCACACTGTATTTTTCCTCCTGCCCCTGCATTGCTGCATAGGGTTTAAATAAATGCGCGTAGCTGAATCTTACTTCTCCTGTTGTAACGTTTGTCATCTCATTCATGGTCTGTTTCCTCCTTGAACGCCTCCGCGGCGCTGATCTTATTGGTGATCGCCGGTCTCTTGTCGGAATCTTCCACCAGTGCCGGCTTTCCGTTTTTCTTGGTAACAAATTCGCCTACGTTTGCAGCGAATTCCTTTTTGCCGATGATTTTTTCCACCTGTGCGAGGGTAAGCGGTTTTCTTTCCCACAGTACCTCTGTCCGGATCCCGGCTTCTTCCAAGCGGGCAAATGCGGCATCCATATCCGTCCAGTCTCTGGTAGCTCGTCCGGCCACCGCTTTCCATCCAGGGATCTCTTTTCCTGAGAGGCAGGCTTCCAGTGCGGAGGCCTCGATGTCTTTGAGCCATTTCGCCACGTCCTGTCCATCCTTCAGGTATTTCCCCATCTCCTCAAAAGTGAGGAGCGCCGGATCGTCTTTTACTTTGAACGCAAGTTCCACGTTCTTTTCCGCACGGGCCCTGCAGCGTCCCCTTGCCCTGCAGTATCTGCAGGTCTTCGGACCAGGAACAAAGTCCCCGACGCCTTGGATCGCAAGTGCTGCACGATCCTTCACCACTTCTCCGAATTTCAGGAGATCTTCCAGGCTGCACTCCCATTCGGAAATCCCATCCGGAAGTCTGGGCTGCACGATCGACATCCGAACGGTATGGATCTCATACAGGATCCGGTATGCTTCGTATGCCCCTAATGCGTAAAGCATCATCTGCGGATTGTGGTCTGCATCCACGCGCCCATCCGGGCTCTTGCCGTATTTGAAATCGATCACATGGATGACCCCGCCTCCTACCAGGATGCAGTCAGCACTTCCGGATGCCGGTGCTTCGTCAGGCAGATTCGGAATGTATGTACGGAGATCTACCCGGCGTTCGATGTCCACATGTGGAGAAACTGCGAAGTTTAATGCCACAGATTTAACGTAATCCAGATAATCATCGGTGTATCCCGTCATCTCATCCGCCCAGATCTCATTTCCTCTTAATTTCTTGATCTCCGCGTTCATCTTGCGTTTTCCGAATTCTGTCGTGTAGAAATAGTTTCTCAGCTTAAGCTCCGCCAGTTCATGCGCCAGGGTGCCCTCCTCTGCCGCTTTGGAAGAAGTGTCCGGGAACTGGCTTCCCAGGATCACACTCGGGGTGCAGGCCATCCACTGATAAGCGTTCGACGGGCTAAGGGTCGAATGACTTCTTTCCGCGTGTCCCCCCATTAGATCTGTGCCCCCATTTCTCTCAGTGCCGTCGCGAATGCCCCATACTGGTTCGGCTGAAGGTGGGGAACCGAGTTAACTCCGAACTGTGCCAGAAGGTTGATGAGATCATTCTGTCTTCCGGAGTCCATCAGCTGCATGGCTGCCTTCGCCAGATCATCCGGAGTGTACGTTCTCGTACTGGTCGGCACTGTCTGAACTGGTGCTGCTGGAGCCTGCGTCACCGGGGCCGTGTGGATCGGGGCTGTCTGAACTGGCGCTGTCGGCGCTCCCTGGACCGGAATTACTGGAGCTGCCGATACGTTCTGCACCGGAGCTGCAGGAGAATTATGGACCGGAACTGCCGAAGCGTTCTGAACCGGGACCGGTGCAGTCTCTGTTTTAAAGGACGGCTGAACGGTTGCCGCCGGTGTAACCGCGGTATTCTGGCTGGACTTTCCTTCCTTAACAGCCGGTCCTGTGATCATTTCAGCAAATGCCTTTACCTCGGCAATGGTTTCAAAAGTTACTGTGATGTTCATAGATGGATCCTCCTAAAATTTAATATTTGAAAGCTTGTCCTGTAAGACGAGCAGTTCTTCTTTTGATAAGGTAATACCCTTCGTCATCCTGGAACGGTCTTCGTTCCATCTGCGGAGATCGTACTTCGGTTCGTTGTCTCCCCACTCGATCAGATTGAGTTCCAGGTGATATCCGTGGATCTCTGGAAATTCGATGAACGTTTCCAGAATCTCGCATTTAATGTTTCCCGTCATCGTCTTCTCCCTTCAGCTCTTCCATTGTTTCATCTGTGATCGCACACGCACTCTCCTTAAGCGCCTGGTTGACCGCATCATTCCATGCGGCCCGGTCGGGGAGTATGTACTTCTCGGTAGGCATCAGGCTTTCCCCTTTGCAATCTGCTCTTCAAATTCCTTTTTCAAAGATTCTGCTGCATCTTCCGAAATTCCGCAGAAGTCAATCCCCATACCCGTATATTTGGTTCCTACAAAGAGTACATTCCCGGCAATCGGATATCCGTGCTTATCTGTTTCATACAGCCAGCTGCCAAGGATGTTCGACTCTAAAGACTTCAACAGTCCTTCTTCATCGACCAACATAACCATGCGATGACCTTCTTTTTCCATTTTCTTGCCGATCTTCACTTTTGAATAAAGCCTTTTTGGGCTAACCGATTCGTACAAATCACAATCGTTTCCAATCAGCTTCCTCAGAGCTTTATTCTGTATCTGATAAGATCCTTCCGGATAATCGTGGATCGTCACCTGCAGATCCGTTGAAACTCTGACCAATTTTTTCATTGATTTTCTCCTCTTTCTCCTCTAAAATAGAGGTGTAAACTTTTTACATGTGATCCCCTCGGAGTTGCCGCTCCGCTATGGGGATCTTTTTATGCAATTCCAGCCATGCGGGCCAGAACATATATCATGCCGCCGCAGGTCACACACTCAACAATGCGACATATCTTTTCCATCACTTCAAATAGTGTCGGCTGCTGCTTGTCCTGATCGTAGGACTCCTCGAGTTCCGGATCCTCTTCGTACATTTCGGACACCGATACTCGTCTCGGATCACTGCGAACCGGGATACATTCCAGACCTGGCCGCAGTACTGGCAGAGCACCTGCCGTCTCCTCATTGTTCTCATGCATCTATTTCACCTCCCTCCAATTAGCTGACCTTAGATTCTCTCTCTTCCGCCTGGTCGCTATTGTGTTTTTCCTTAAGCGCTTTTACCAATGCTTTATAGACCGGATGATCCGCGGGAAGCATCAAACCTTCGATACTATCCCGCACGGATCCATCACTCATGACATGCTTTATCTTCATGTAATCCCGCCTTTCTTTTTTGCATATGGCCGGACCAGTTAAAGACTGGGTTCTATCAACCACAGAATCTCCTGTACAAGATGATTCATTATCGTCTTATATAAAATGTCATTCTGCTGATGCTCAATCAGATGCTTACCAATCTGCACCAAATTCTTGTCTTGCTGAATCACAGCCTTCCACAACTCCTGATTCGCCTGACGGATCTGAATCGCCGTCAGAACCTGATTAACAATCAACGCTGTAAGGATCCACGCTCTCCATGGGTATGGATTCTTTTTGTCATTCATCACTCCACCTTCTCACCTGCCTTTAACAGTTCGTTTACATCGACTCCCAACGCAAAGGCGATCGGGACTAAGTACTCAACCCGGAGCAGCTTTCTGTGATCATTCAGTATGTTACTGAAATCCTGTTTGGAAAAACCCGCTCTCGCAGCTACGATACCCTGCCGTATGCCTTTTTCCGCTATGACATTCTTAATGTTCTGGATGATGTCATCGTATGTTGGGTACATCTCTCTCACACCCCTTCCACATTTTACTGGCATCGAATTTACTCTTTCACAAGATCCGCAACTTTAACACCAATTACATTAGCAATTTTTTTCAGAGTGTCTATATTTGGACTCACTTTCCCGTCTTTCCATCTGCTGATACATCCGGAGCCGAGTTCTGCAACCGCCTCTATTTCTTGAAAGGTGATGTGCTTTTCTTTACAGATGTTTTTTAAATTATCATAGACCATTTCTTTATTCTCCTTTCTCGTTCGTCTTTGCAAAATTGCGATAAATAACAAATTTATATTGATTTATTTTGCGATTTATAGTAAAATAAAGTCACCACAACAATATTTACAAACGCTATATCTTTCCGTTATTGCTATTTATCGCAACTCGTATCTTTATTATACGCGATTTATGGCAACTGTCAAGGGTTATTTGCGTTTTTTCGCAACTTTTTTTTGAAAGGCAGCCATATGAGTATAAAAGAAAGAATCCAATCCTTATGTAAAGAAACAGGAATCACCAGTAAAGAACTTGAATCACAGCTGGAGTTTGGAAAAGGGTACATTAGCAAAATAGATAAATCTGCTCCGAACACCTCAAAGATTCAAAAAATAGCTAACTATTTTAATGTTACCGTAGATTATTTGATGACTGGCAATGAGGGGATACAAGAAAAGTCTCCAGAACTGACCGCCCGGGATGAGAGAGATATCACGAAAGCCCTCAACCAGATTATGGACCAAATGCAAAAAGGCGAGGACGGACCTCTTTATTATAATGGAGAAGAAATTGATGACACATCCATGAACCTAATCCGGAATGCAGTCGAGTATGCCCTAAGAGAAACCAAGAAAGAAAATAAGGTTAAATATAACCCGACCAAGAATAAGAAGTAGGTGGTACGATTTGGAAACAATCGATCATAAGATATGCCGACTGATCCGGTACTATGAACGCATTGTCGGGACCCGAGATCCTATCGCCATTGCAAAATTCGCTGATATCGGAATTGCAATTATGCCTCTCGGTGATGTTGCCGGATACTATATGTTATTGAAGCGAAAACGATGGATTTTTGTGAATGAAGATATTTCAGCAGACGATCCAATGTATCGAGTTGTCATTGCTCATGAACTCGGGCATGCTCTTTTACATAGAAAAGAAAACTGTGCATTTCTTCAGAATCACACCCTCCTGCTCACGTCGGGCATTGAACGGGAGGCAAACCAATTTGCAGCGGAACTTTTAATCTCAGACGATATGCTGCAGAATTATTCTGGACACACAAGTGATCAGTTCTGTTCCTGCACTGGCTATCCAAAGGAGTTGCTAAAACTCAAACTTTTATAATGTGGGAGGATACTATTATGGGATTTTTCTTCAAAAGAAAATCAGCAGCCGAAAATCAAACCGCTGAATCGCATTCATCGCAATACCACGAGGATAAATCAAAAGAGGAGGTTTATCGTATTTTAAATAGCTCTTATTTTTATCCACTTGAGAAAAATGACTCTTATGTACTTGGCACTTTTCCATCTCCAGAAGAACCTGTATTTTCAATTATCGCTTATTTTAAGGAGAATCAGTGTTTTATAAAAAAGTCATGGCCTCATATACCCGGCCACAGTATCGGATGCAGTAAACATTGTGTATCTCCCAATAACTGGATTGCTTTTACCATTGATACCTATTATTCGCAAGACCCTCATTCGGCGAAAGATCTCTATCTGTGTGATTCAACTGGCAAAGAAAAATGGAAAATACACTATGAGGCGTACGGAGCACGGAATTATAAGTATTCTCCATCCGGTCGATACTTTATTGTACTAAATCGTGATGCAGTTTATGTATACGATACTGTAGAGCAGCAGACTACTATATGTTATCCTGAAGATATCGTCAACAGTGCTTCTTTAGATTTTGATATTGATGAAGAGAAAAAACAAATTAGTTATAAATATACTCAGCATCCTGATACACCTACATATCATTTCACTTTTGACGGAATTTTAATGGAACGTGATTTATTTAAAGAACAGGTGGAGAAATCTTATCGACCAAGTCAACGTGAACGTGAATTGCAGAACCTTTGGGCTGAAATAAGCAATGCAGATCGACCGCTCTCTATTAAAGACTATGACCATTTTACTGCGGCATTATTGGATTTTGCCAATGATCCGTTATTTGCGGATAACGCATGGATTTTCCGTTCCCTTGGAGAATTGGAATTAGAACTGGATCACAAACAACAAGCTTTAAGTTATTTTGAAAAAGCTTTAAATTTAAATTCTGGTGTCGGGGTCAAACGAATTGCCACCAAATTAAGGAAAGAGCTTTCAGAATAGTAGATGAAAAAACCGCCCGGTGTTGGCGCACCGAACGGCTTTACATAGATTTTCTCTTGCCGGATGCTCCGGAAGATATAATCAACTTGAACACTTGAATTATATCATCTTCCAGGCATCTCGGCAAGGGGTGTATTTTTTATACCTTTTTCTGGAGGTGTTATATGAAAAAAGTCGCTATTTACGTCCGGGTCTCCACCCAGGAACAGGCCGTTGAAGGATATTCCATTTCGGAGCAGATCGACCGGCTTACAAAATTCTGCGAAGCTCATTCCTGGAAGATCTATAAAGTATATACGGATCCGGGCTTTTCTGGCGGAAATATGAACCGTCCATCTCTCCAAAAGCTCTTTGCTGATTGCACACAAAAACGTTTTGATACCGTTCTTGTCTACAAACTGGATCGATTATCCCGTTCCCAGAAAGATACCCTCTATATTATCGAGGACCTTTTCCTTACAAACCATGTGGATTTCATCTCCATGTCGGAAAATTTTGATACCAGTACCCCGTTTGGGCGGGCCATGATCGGAATTTTAAGTGTCTTCGCGCAGTTAGAGCGGGAACAAATTAAGGAACGAATGGCAATGGGACGGGAAGGGCGGGCAAAGCAGGGAAAATGGCACGGCGGCGGAAATGTCCCAATCGGCTATGACTTTATTAACGACTATCTTATCCCGAACGAATACGAAGCAGCGCAGGTTAAACAGATCTTCGATCTGGCGATCCGCGGATATTCCTATTCTGATATTGCCCGCTCCATGTCTGGATACACTACCAAATATGGACCTTATAAAGTTGGTTATAATACGATTTCTTTAATACTGCAAAATCCTATCTACATTGGAAAGATAAAAACAAATACTGGATATATTAACGGGATCCACGAACCACTTATAGACGAAACCACATTTAATGAAGTTCAGAAAAAGGTTACCCAGATCGCTGAATACTACAAAAAAGAACATACCGGGCACTACGGTCAGTATCTTCTCTCTGGGCTATGCCGATGTGCTTCCTGTGGGGCCACATATTCTGCTCATTATGTAGGCACGAAAAAGCATCGCTATAAATATTACAAATGTCGTAATCGTGCTTACAACTGGCGTGATGGATCTCCAAAATGTATGTCTCCCAACATAAGAGTCGAGGTCTTAGACAATGCTGTTTTAAATGAAATCCGTCATCTCCAGCTGGATCCTGATTATTTTGATGAAGTTTCCAATTCCCCCGCTGCGGACTCTTCATCTCTTGTTGAAACATTAAATAAACGTCTGGAAAATATACAAAAGCAAATTGCCCGCACGATCAGGCTCTACTCGCTTGGTTCAGTCGAAGAAAAGGATATAGAAAATCAGCTGCAGATCCTCTATTCCGAAAGAGATACCCTCTCTCTTGAAATTGAGAATGCTACAGCTGATCAGAAAGATACTGCCGATGTGAAAAGTATCCTGTCCATGTCCAACATTGATGAATTGGATGATACCGAAAAGCACAATCTCGTCTGCCTATTGATCAATCATATAATGATCAATTCAAATGGAGATTTTGAGATTCATTGGACCTTTTAGGTTATGAGTGAATATCGTCGATCGCCTTACCAATATCATGTCTCATGTACTTATTCTCAAAAGAGATCCATTCCGTCGCCTCATAAGCTTTCTTTCTGGCTTCCTTCAGATCTTTTCCTGTGGCGGTCACGCCGAGGACACGACCGCCGTTGGTGACGATCTGGCCGTTTTCGTTGAATTTTGTGCCAGAGTGGAAGACATAGTAATCGTCTTTTCCCTTGAACTTCTCAAGTCCCTCGATCGGGAATCCTTTTTTATACTCTACCGGGTAGCCGTCGGACGCTAAG